GAAGCCGCCGGAGACAGCCAGCGGGTGCGGGAACTTTTGGCGCAGATCAAAGCCGAGAAGGAGCGGGCCAATGCTGCTGAGAGCCATCTGGAAGCCGTCCGAGCGGATGTAGCAGGGCTGCGCGAGCAGAACACCCAGCTGAAGGAAAATTTGGACGCCTCCAATACCCGGGAGGAAGAAGCATGGAAGTCCTACGACAAGGCGATGCAGCGTGCCAAAACCGCCGAGAGCCAGCTGGAAGCCGCCCACGCCGACATTGATGGGTTACAAGAGCAGTGCGCTCAGATGTCGCAGCGGGCAAACGACGCAGAAGAGGCCCTGAAGCACCAGCCCATCGTGGGCGTCATCGACGAAGAAGAAGTTGACCGTCGCGCTGCAGAAAAGGCACGGGGCCTTGCAGATGCCCGGAACGCAGAGCTTGCCAAGGACAACGCAGACCTGAAAAAGCAGGTAGCGGCCCTCCACTCCAAAATCAGCGACGCTGCACAGGCAGATTTCGAAAACGCCAATAGCATCGCCTTCTCCTGCCGCCGTGCATGGGACACCGGAAAGGGCAGTTACTCCCGCCTGGTCGGCGAGGACTTGGAAACGACCTTTGCCAGCTTATGTGAAACCTTGAACAGCATCCGTGAGGAAGCGGCCCGGCTCTGCCGTCAGCCGCCGGAATATGACGGAGGTGAGGAAGATGAGTAATCCGTTAGCCCGCAGAGCGCGAATCAAAGACCTGTCAAACAAGGCCGAGGGCATTTTTCAGTACATCGGGAACGACAATGTGCTGTTTCGACTCATCAGCACCGGCAACAAGCTCACCAGCGACGTCAACTATGCTGTAGCTCTGTTCACCGGCTTTGCTCGGAGTCATCAGTTGAGTGATTTTGAGACACGCCGCACCATCGACTCGATTTATCGCCGGGTCGGTGAGCTCATGTGCCTCATTGACATCGTTCATGCCGCTGCTGGCGAAGAAATCATGCCTGCGCCGTATGAATCCATAGATTTTTGTTACATGACCGAGTACCGCACCATGCTACGGGAGGCCGTCATTCGCGGGATGCCGGACAACTACAAAGGCCCGGCGCAGAATCCCTACACTGTCAGCCTTGTGCAGCCGGGCGTTGGCCACGGTAATGGTTACACACTGGACGAGTACGATGACGATTTCTTCGCCCGATTTACTCGCAGAGAAGAGCCGCGTGACCGGAAGCTCGTCTTCCGCTGCACCAAATCCGAGCTTGACGCCATCAAGCGTTACGCCAATATCATCGATATTAAATTTACCGAGGAGGAAATTCATCATGCCTGAGAAAAACCAGACCCCTGTCGAGATGCTCGACCAGAATGCAGCTGTCGTCCAGAGTGCAGAGATGCCTGCGCCTGCAGCACCTATCCAACTGCAGCAGCGCCAGAGCTACGCCGAGAAGGTGCAGGGATTGACCGTTGACGAGCGCAACTGGATGCTTGCAAAGTCTAAAGCCGCCGCTATGGCGCAGCTTCCCGCAGGCTTCTTGCCCCAGACCTACACCGGCAATCCCGGCGCGTGCGCTATCGCCTGCGAGATGGCCCTGCGCATGGGCGTTTCTCATCTCTTCGTCATGCAGAACCTTTACGTCGTCCATGGTATGCCCACATGGAGCGGCAAGAGCTGCAAAGCCCTCATCGACAACAGCGGCCAGTTTGCAGGCCGCACCCGCTACCGCATGGAGGGCGAAGAAGGCACCGACAACTGGGGCTGCCGCCTGATCGGCGTGGACAAGCTCACCGGCGAAAAGGTCGAAGGCCCGAAAGTCACGGTCAAGATGGCAAAGGATGCCGGGTGGTGGGACAAGAATGGCAGCTACTGGCCCAAGATGACCGAAATGATGCTCAAGTACCGCGCCGCCGCTTACTTTGCCCGCGCTGAGTGTCCGGAGGTCCTGATGGGCGCCAACATCGACTACGAGGTAGGCGCTGGCGACGCCGAGGAAGAGGGTGCGGCCCATGCTTAATGTTGTTGCGCTGATGGGCCGTCTGGTCTACGACCCGGAGCTCAAGACCACCCAGAACGGCACCAACGTGTGCCACTTCCGCATCGCAGTTGACCGCAGCTTTGCCCGGCAGAGCGAAGAGCGCAAGGCCGATTTTATCGACGTCACCGCGTGGCGGCAGACCGCTGAGTTCGTCTGTAAGTATTTCCAGAAAGGCGGCATGATTGCCATCGAAGGCAGCTTGCAGACGACCTCGTACCAGGACAAGAACGGCAACAACCGCACCAAAGTTGAGGTCGTCGCCAGTAACGTGAGCTTCTGCGGCAGTAAGGCCGCAGAGCGGGCTGTCGTGAAGGATTTTGACCAACAGACAGCAAATCATGTTCAGGAAGCAAAGGCCGCACAGAGCGCTCCGCAGGCCCAACAGACCAGTTTTGCCAGCCAGAGCTATCGCGCCGAACGCAAATCACCCGATGGTCAGCCGGTCGCTGTCCCCGACGCAGAAGCACACGATTCTGATGGCTTTTCCATCATTGATGACAGTGACGACCTCCCCTTCTAACCGCTGCCGCTGTGCTATCTGGCGATACGGGCATTCCATTCGAAAGGAGGTCAGACCGTGGGCATTGACCCTTCTCGCGGCTTCGTTGCCATCCCGCGCGGCCTGACCGACTGGGAATGGTATTCGGAGCCCAACACTGCCCGGCTGTTCATCCACCTGCTGCTCACCTCAAACTGGCAGGAAAAGCAGTGGCAGGGCATCACCATCCACCCCGGTGAGCTGGTCACGAGCCGCGCAAAGCTGGCAAAACAGCTCAGAATGTCTGAACAATCCGTTCGGACGGCACTTATGCATTTGCAGTCAACCAACTGTATAACCAGCAAAACAGGGCCAAGATACAGCGTTATCGCGATAAATAATTACACTGAAATTATTGGCTCAACCAAGCAATCAACCAGCAATCAACCAACTCCTAACCAAGACTTAACAAAGATAACAAAGAAAACAAGACAGTCGTCGTCTGCGTACGCGACGCCCGAGCCGACTCCGACGAAGACGACATCCCCCGTAGTCATGGAGTTCGAGCCGCGTATCTGCAAGCTGAGCACCCAAGGGAAAGCCCAACTGACCGGATATGCTGACCGGCTGGGAGAAGAGCTGGTGCTGGCCATCATCAGCAGGTGTGCCGACCTCGGTGCCTACAGCTGGATGTATGTCCGTAAAGCACTGGAAGAGACCGAGGCGCAGGGGTGCAGGTCTGTGGAAGAGTACCGCAGGCTTCACCCCATCAGCAGCGGACGGAATCTCCGGGTTGACCGTACCGAGCCGAGCGGGAACGATTTTCTCAAGAATGCTGGGCGGAGGCGACCGTTGAAAAAGAAAGGAGCATCTGAGTGTGATGATGGAAGCGCATAAATCAGAACCAAGCATCTGCTTCAATCTGGACTGCATGGAGGGAATGAAAGCTTTTCCTGATAAGCTTTTTGACCTTGCTGTGGTAGATCCACCATATTTCAGCGGGCCGGAACACCGAGGGTATTATGGCTCACGTGTCAGTAAAACTGGCGTACACCGCGACTATCCTATCACCCCGAAATGGGATGTTCCCGGAAAAGATTACTTCAACGAGCTGCTTCGTGTGAGCAAGCACTACATCATATGGGGCTGCAACTACTTCGACTATCACTTTGCACCCGGCAGAATCGTTTGGGACAAGTGCAACGGCGGGACTTCGTTTTCTGACTGCGAAATTGCTGCAACCGACCTGTTTGATTCTGTCCGCCTGTTCCGGTATATGTGGAACGGCATGATGCAGGGCAAGAGCATTTCCGAAGGGCATATCATGCAGGGAAACAAAAGCCTGAATGAAAAGCGCATCCACCCGACTCAGAAACCGGTAGCATTGTATAGCTGGATTTTTCAGAAATATGCCAAGCCGGGACAGATGATTCTTGACACTCATGTTGGAAGCGGCAGTAGTCGGATTGCCGCCTATGATGCTGGCTTGTACTTCACCGGGTTTGAAATTTCGCAGGAGTATTTCCTCCTGCAGAAAGAACGCTACAAGGCATACACGGCTCAGACCGATATGTTTCATGCAGAAGGAGCAAACAAATGCGAATCCAATCATTGAATCAGCGCGATGATGTAAAGAAGGACGCTGGCTCTGCCACGGTAGAGCTGAGCGGTCTGGAACTCATTGCACTCAACAATATCTTGTGCAAGGTTGCAAAAGAGTCGGAATGCGATTCTGAAATACTTTTTGGGATGACCAGAGTGGTACATACCGCAAATTCCATCGTGCAGCATGGCAGCCTTGACAAAATCGATTTGCACAAGATGGAGGAGCTGGCATGACCTACGAAGAGAAAATAAGCTGGCTCTCCCGCTATCGGGAAGCCGAAAAGCTCTACCAGCGGCTCTCCTACCGGCTGGCAGAGGCGCAGGAAGCCACCCGGCACATCACCCAGAACCTCAGCGCTGCGCCGGGCGGCAGCAAGGATGGGCAGTGCCTCGCCCGGGCAGTAGAGCGTCAGGAAGAGGCTGAGCGCCGTGCCTACGCGCAGCTGGCAGTTCTTGATGCCTTGTTTGCGGAGATTGATGCCGTGCTTGTGCAGCTGGACTCCGCCGAATACTGCGCTCTTCGCAAATACTATCTGGACTGCCTGAAATGGGAGCAGGTAGCCGCAGACATGAATTTCACTTCCCGTGGCATTTTCGCCCTGCGCCGCCGGGCCATTGAACACCTGAAGCTCTGAAACTGTGCAGTATCCGTTCATTGTGCGTTCACTCTCTTCCGGTGTAAAATGATACCATCGGCAGAGCCGGAAAGGCCGCCCGATACACGCAGCCTCCGCACCATGTCCTCCTTGACGATTGACCGCATGGTGTGCGGGCTGCTTCTATTATACCGCCTGAGCGCAATTTGGTGCGCGGCGCGTGTGACCAGACACGGCTGGTTCGATTCCAAGGGCGGCACCATGACGCTGCGCCCCGCCGCAGCAACAGCCTGACGCATGGCCTGCGAAACCGCTTGGGGCTGGCGTGCCGGATGGAAGTCCCTTCTTCTTCCCGTGAGAGTCCGGCACACCACCGGAGGCCCCGGAATCCGCAGTGGGTTCAAGGATACCCCACCGGATGTGCGTCAATCACCCTGCACAGAAATGTGCGGGGATTTTTTATGCTTTACTTTTGCACCGGAGAGGTGGTGAGGATGACCGACAAGCAGGCACGATTCTGCGAAGAATACATGGTCGATTTGAATGCGACCCAAGCAGCCATCCGCGCCGGATATTCCCCAGCAAGTGCCAAGACCGTGGGGCCGCGATTGTTGGAGAATGTTGGAGTTCAGAAGCTCATCGCCCAGCTTCAGGCTGAGCAGAGTCGCCGCACCGGTGTATCTACTGACCGGGTGGTGCGCGAGCTGGCAAAGATTGCATTCGTCAACGCCGCTGACCTCATCGACCCCAAGACCGCCTCTCTCAAATCCGATGCCCGCCACGATGACCTTGCCGCTGTGCAGTCAGTCAAGGTCAAGACGTTCGGCGAGGATGGGCTTGAGCAGGAAGTGAAGCTGGCCGACAAGCTCCGCGCGCTCGACCTGCTGGGCAAACACCTCGGGATGTACAAAGACACTTCCGAGAAAGACCCCGCCGCAGATACTCTGGCAAAAGCGAAGGAACTTCTGGGAGGCGTGGACAGTGCCATTGACTGAATTTCAGCAGGAATATCTGCGCAGCTGTTCCCACCGCTGGAACGTCAAGACCGGGGCGACCCGCTCCGGCAAGACCTATCTTGACTGCGCCGTCACCATCCCGAAGCGCATCTGTGCGGCCCGTGGTGAGGGCCTGCTGGTCATGCTGGGCAACACCCTCGGCACGCTGGAACGCAACGTGCTGGAGCCCATGCGCGGCCTCTGGGGACCTGAGCTGGTGGGCGTCGTCCGCACCTCGGCCTCCGGCAACATGGTGCAGCTCTTCGGCCGCAAGATCTATGTCCTCGGTGCCGACAACAAAAAGCACATTGCCCGCATCCAGGGCGCAGCCTTCGAGTACGCCTACGGCGACGAGATCACCACCTGGGACGAGGGTGTGTTCCAGATGCTCAAGAGCCGCCTCTCCTGTCCGCACAGTCATTTCGACGGCACCTGCAATCCGGAAAGCCCTTCCCACTGGTTCAAGAAATTCCTCGACAGCGACGCGGACATCTACTGCCAGGCGTACACCATCGACGACAATCCGACTCTCCCGGCCCAGTTCGTGGCCGACCTGAAAAAAGAGTATACCGGCACCGTCTACTATAACCGCTTCATCCTCGGGCAGTGGATGGCAGCCAACGGCGT